ATGTTGTGGTGTCAGATTAACGTATTGATTAAGCATCGCAATTCCTTAATAATTCTAAAGTAGGCAACAAGGCAGACTTTAACGCCGCCATGTTTATTTTATATTTTTCATGCAAATTTGGGTGTTTTTCTTTCATCCATGCCACTCGATCCGTTGAGCTTGCCAAATACGCTGTGCAATCGTAACAATCAAGGCTTGAATGATCGATTGCATAATGTTCTGGTAACTGACATTGAGTCCGTAAAAACGCCAAAACTTCTTCTTTAGTCCATGTTTCTATCGGTTGAATGTACGTCACACCATTCACTACCGACCCATGCCGAGCCGTGGACTTGTGGCTTTCATCAAGCCGCTGACCACGAATTAAGTGTGTAATGCCACGTTTTGCCATCGCCTCTGTCAGAGGTTGCCCCACATTTGCCCAACAACAACTCAAATAGCTTTGTACTCGTACTGATTTATCGCCTGCAAACTGCATACCTTCAAGACTATGATCAATCGGCACAATGTCGCTTGGATAACCGTAAAACTTAATCTGTTGCTCTTGATCTGACTTGACTTCAATAAACTCAACTGCTTCTGCTTTAACTTGTTTGATGATTTCCATCGTTTCAGGATAAGCCTTGCCAGTATTTGCCCAAAAAACTATTGGGTTTTTTTCACGATATAAATACCAACACGCTAAAGAATCTTTTCCACCTGAGAAAGCCAATCCAAGCATTAGAAATAAGCCATTGCCGCAGCAGAGGCTAACGATGTAACGCCTTGCATACCTGCATTAGCGCCTGCTTGTTGAATACCGTAATTTTGCATAGCGTTTTGACCTTGCGCTTGTGCGCCTGCAAATGTCGGTGCTGGTGCAACTTGTGCGCCTTGATACCCTTGGAATTGCGGCAATTGAATTTGTGAGCCGCCCATCAATCCAATAACTTCATTGATAGGCTGTTGACGCAACGCCATTCCAAATTGAGAATTACCTAAATTTTGTTGATATTGTTGGTTTTGTGCCGCATTATTAGCTTGTTGTGCTAACAAGGCTTGATTAAAGTTTTGACCAACAGCTGAATTAAACAATTGGTCAGCAGTAACCCCTTGACCAAAGTTTTGTGCAATAGCTTGATTTTGAAGTTGGTTAGCCGTAACACCTTGACCAAAGTTTTGTCCTACCGCTTGATTGTATAAACCCGCACCCGCTAATTGAGCTTGATTGCCAAACGTACCAACAGTATTTAACTCGTTTAGCCCTTGTTGACGAGCCGCCATGTCAATATTGATACCTTGCAAAGCAGCTTGATTATACAAATCGTTTTTGCTTGCTTCACGATTACGCATAGCAGCGTCAAAGGCTTCTGTGCCAGGCGCTAACCCTTGATTTGCCAACGCTTGTTTAAATGACGTATCGCCTGCCTGAATTGTAGGATCAAGCCTTGAAAGAATAGCTTGTTGTGCGCTAACACCCGCATTTGTAGGCATTTGCGTCAAATTTCTTGTATCTAAACCATATTGCAACGGCACAACGCCTTGTGCCAACCCATAAGTGCCCGCATTCACATCGCCAGTTGCTAACCCGTAAGTATTAGCATTAGTATTTGCTCTAGCTAAACCATAAACATCTGCTTTTAAGCCAGTTTGTACATCTGAAATTCCTACAGGGTTATATCCTGTAATTGCCGCAGCGTTAGGATTAAAGGGCGTAGACAGTGCATTAGAAGCGTTTGAACTGCCTGTTTGACCAAGATTAGCCAATGCAGTTTGCACACGCATTTGAGCGTCAAGGGTCTGTTGCGCTTGCGGAGTCAAAGTTTGAGTAATCGTTGGCACACCGCCGCCAGTTGTATATGCTTCACGGGTTGGCGCAGCGCCTCTTGCAGCATTGGCTGCATCGTAACCTGCTTGGTCAAAATAACTAGCACCTGTAACAGTATCGCCGTTCGGATCGCCTTGCCGCATAAAACGGTTACGGTCTACATTGCCAGCATTGTATTTAGACAAAGCATTTTCATAAGACGCTTGGTCAAACGTAGGGCTAGAGTACGTCACCGTTTGATTGCCAAACGGCGTGTACATATTTGGGTTTGACATCAAATTAGATTGTTTCGCAGCAGCAAGGTTTTGAACGCCTTGCTCTTTAGCTGCGCCGACATAATCTGGTGTTGGTGGTGCTGCGACTGACTTACCCATTTTCTACCCCTAGAAATCGGCAATTTTCTCTTGCCAACGTCAAAAATATAATATCGCCATCAAGTGAGGCATCTTTCAATCTTGCTTCTTCGCTAAAACCCATCTTTGTTACTAATTTTATGCTTTTTACATGATTACTGACTACTGGGACAATAATCTTTTTCACATTACAAACATTAAAAGGATAGTCAAATATTGCCTTTAAATACGCTTTTGTCATGCGCCCTTCAATTGCAATATGACAAAAAATGCTTTGCCGATTCCAATTCTCGTAAATCACACCTGCAATCGTTTCGCCATCTTTCTGCAAACCAATTGCACTTGATCCTTCAGCAAAAAACTCGCCTGCTATTCTTTTTGCTACCCAATGGCCTATTTCAGGCCCTTGCACTATATGCCAGCCCAACCTTGTTGGTAAACAATGTCCGTCGATGCCCATAAAATCGTTGTTCCCTGACTTGCAGTCTTAAACTGTGTTGCAGCGCAATATCCGATTCCTGTCACGCCTTGCCAATTGTTTGTAATAACGGTATCTGTAGCCCAATACCCTACGTCCCACAGCGCAACGTCCCATTTAGCATTAACTTGTGGGCTAAAACTTAACGCCGCAGTCGTATCTGCTAAGTCAAAATCCATGTTTAAACCAATAAATACTGACGGCGTACCGTTTGTAAATATTGATGGTCTTGCTCTGGTGAAATACTTTTTAACGCCACGAGCATCAAAATAGTTAAACGCTTGCAACGCATAACCGTTTATATCGCCCGTATCATCGGCAAAGTTATCATCCCAAGCATGAGCGACAAACCCGTTACCACCCCAATACGGTTCGTTATTAAAGATTACCCAACAATTAGCGTATTGACCCGTAAAGTTACACCACGCTTTTGTAATGTTATTCATTACATATTGCTGTTGTTGACCTTCAGAAATCGGCACATTGACGGTCAAAGCGTTGTGTTGTGGGTCAAACGTAATATCCCAACCAAAATTACCGCCATAAGACTGTGTTGCAGAAGTAAATGCGCCTTGAATCTTGTCTGACAACGCAATTCTTGGGTCTAGTCTGGATGATTGAAGACTAGCAGCAAGCGGATAAAGACCGTTATAAGTGAGGATAAGCATATCCCCACCGTACTTCATCAGGCATCGCTTGCCGACAGGCTTACCAACCCGCCAAACGCCCACTAGAGCAAATTTTGTTGGGTCTGATGGGTCAGTACCCGAATAAACAATAACCTCGCCATTGGACGTTATAAACACTAGGTTATCGTCTACTCCATAACCCGCATCAATTGTCCACGTTCCTACCGAAACCAAATACCCACCCAGTTGAGCAACCGAACTCATGTCGATTGCCGCAGCTGCGCCTGAAATGCTCAATGTGGGAAAATACCATGCTTTTAATGTCGAGGCTTGCGTAAACCATACTTGGTTTTTAAAAGTAGTAATGTTTGATAGCGTTGAACTGGTGACTCCGGTAATTGACGGGTTTGTCCACGTTGTCCCGTTATAAAGCAACGGCGCATCCACGCCATTGACCGCCATAATGTAACCACCAGCGGGAGTCGTGACGTTTGTATATTCCCACTTAGCATTGGTTAACCCTGTTTTTACAGCAGCGCCAACCGCACCGCCAAGCGTACAGTCATAAATCGACGTTCCCGCAATGGCAAATAATTTGTCAGTTGCACCGCTTGAGTACGACATTAGCGTCTGAACTTGACCTGTAATGCCTGTTGAATATTTGGTGTAGCCACCACGCAACACTACGTTATTAACGGTAGGAAAGAAGTTTGTTAGTTGAACGGCATCAAGCGTATCCATGTTCGCAATGGAATCTCGCACGTTCCAACCACCGATAGGCGCAGGTAGCGACTGAACACGAGCTGCCGTGCCTTGAACAAGTCGGCTTGCCATGTTATGATATCCCCATACTTAACAGACGGGGATTATGATGGAACAATGGCTTGATGTTGTTGGATTTGAGGGTATTTACCAAGTTTCTAATTTTGGTCGTATTCGATCTATAAAAACTGGCAAAATTAAAGAACAAACGATTCACAATAACGACAACCGACCTTACCTTGGTTTGTGGAAAAATAACAAACAAAAGATTTGCAGACCGCACAAATTGGTAATGGAGGCTTTTGTAGGTATTCGACCACAAGGTATGGAGTGTTGTCATAACGATGGAAACCCACTTAATTGCAAATTAGAAAATTTAAGATGGGATACAAAATCAAATAATCATAAAGACAAGAAGAAGCATGGGACATGGCAGGTTGGAGAGAAAGCAAATAATGTTAAATTAAATAACAAAATTGTTTTTGATATAAGAAATAGAAAACTAACTGCTTCACAAGCTGCCAAAGAATACGGATTAAGTAAAACAAATGCTAAACGTATTGTAAATTTTGAAACTTGGAAGCATCTATGACTACTATCGCAGAAAAAAAACATATGAATCGTGTTGCTGAACTTGGTTGTATGGTTTGTAGGCGGATGGGATATGAAGGAACTCCAAGTGAATTGCACCATCCAAGACGTTTAGCTGGTGGATGGGGACGTTCTAGTAATATGGACGTTATATCTTTATGTCCTGAACACCATAGGGGTAAAACAGGGGTTCATGGGCTTGGGACAAAGGGATTCGTCAAGGTCTACGGGTTCGATGAGTCCGATCTGCTGGACGACGCAAAAAAGCTACTAGGGGAAAACCCCTAGAAAAAAAGTTGTTGACACCTCTAAGCATCGTGCTATCATTCGCTCACGGTCAACGATTCGACCGGATCAGCGAAGGAGAAAGCGATGGACAAGGGAACTTTCAGCAAGCTTCTGGCCGAAGCCGTGAACCAGCCCGGAATGATTTCCGGTGCCTACAGTGCCTTCCACGGCTACAGCATCGGCAATCAATTGCTGGCTTGGTCGCAGTGCCTGAGCCGTGACATCCCCCTTGGGCCTATCGCAACCTACAAGCGTTGGTCGGAACTTGGTCGGCAAGTGCAGAAAGGCCAGAAGGCGATTGCACTTGTGATGCCGGTGACGATCAACAAGAAAGACGCCGACGGCAACAAGACGGACGACATCTTTCAGACGTTCGTGATGAAAAATAATTGGTTCGTTCTGTCTCAGACCGAGGGTGCTGATTACGCGCACGAAGTCAAGTCTGCCGAGTGGGATGCTGCTGCTGCACTGTCGAAGCTTGGCATCAGCGAGAAATTGTTTGATCTGACAAACGGCAACGTGCAGGGCTACGCGCAGGAAGACAGCATTGCCATCAACCCGATTGCCGTGTTCCCCCACAAGACTCGCATCCACGAAATCGCGCACATTGTCCTTGGTCACACGACGGAAGGCACGATGACCGACAGCGAGCACACGCCCCGCGATACCCGCGAAGTCGAAGCAGAAGCCGTTGCCTACATCCTGTGCAGCCTGCTGAACCTCCCCGGTTTGACAGAGAGCCGTGGCTACATTCAGGGCTGGCTGGCAGGCAACGAGATCAGCGACAAGAGCGCCCAGAAAATCTTCGCTGCTGCCACCAAAATCCTTGATGCAGGCAAGCTATCGACCGAGGGTGGGCAATAAAAATATTTTTTGCAAAAGGGCTTGCAGACCGTAAGCATCGTGCTATGATTCGCTTACGGTCTGATTCAGACCACAACCCAGCGAAAGGAACTAGCGATGAAAACTAACGAAATCACTCTGACCCAGATCGACGAACTCGGCCTGCTGCTCGCGCAGATCAAGGAGCTTGAAGCCAAGGCTGACGCAATCAAGAACAGCATCAAGGAAGTCGCCAGCATGGGCGGTGCCAAGGTTGTCGAGGGCAACCTTTACAAAGCGGTATACAGCGAAACCAATCGCTCCACCGTCAATTGGAAGAAGCTTGCAGCCGACTTCAACATCCCGGCAAGCGCCATTGCAGAAGCCACCAGCACCACGGCTGTCTACAAAGTCGAAGTCAAGGCACGTTGATCCACCGGGGCTTCGGCCCCCTTTAGCGAAGGAAAGCGAAGTGAGAGCACTGGTAAAAGCGGCTTTAGAAATCGATGAGCTTGGCTACAACCTCGATAACGTCAGCACCGATCAGAAGGTCAGCATCGAAGACTTGCCAGACGCCGAAATAGTGTCCGAAGCTCGTTATGTGCTTGACACGTTCATCAACCCGATGCAGGGCCACATTAACGGTCAGGCATATCGTGGCGAGGAAGGGCCAGAGCAGCGACGCTGGGCGCAAGGGCAAGTGCGAAAGCTCAAAAGCTTCATCAAAAAATACAACTGACTGATTGGAGGGCTTCGGCCCTCCCCCACAAGGAACAATCATGAAATACGTTATCTCAGGCGGCTCAGACAACTGGATCAGCACCAACGCTAAAACGCTCAAGGGAGCGCAGATGCTTGCATCGAAAATCTATCAGCCCTCAGCCGATGGAATGCTGCAAGTGGCGGTTTGCGAAGGAGAGCGGTACGAGCAGGTGGCAGTCAAGCATGGCTACAACAAATGGCAGACAGCGTAAAAGGGAAGCGAAATGAGAAAAGACCTTCAGATTGTGGCTGACGTATTGGAAGCCCTCCATGCTGCCGCCAACCTTCCAGCAGACACGGTAGAGCAAAGCACCGTGGCATACATCGTCTTCCGCGAGATCAACGCTCAGTTGAAAGCCCGAGGACTGGACTACGCAAGCATCATCCGGGCGCAGTCAAAAATTTACTGGGAGATGGAAGGCAAGGAAAAAGCAGCGTTGCAGGAATCGTAAAAAATGAAACGATTAGGGTTTCCCCTAGTTGCAAGCGCCAAGCATCGTGCTATCATTCACTCACTGCAACGTGCAGGACAGCGAAAGGAACAGCGAAATGAACAACCCCACCCCTGCGTCTTACCCCCGTGACGGCATCTACTCGTGCAAGTGCTGTGGCGTGTTTTGCTTTGACAACGGCGGTGACGCCGAGAACAGCGATTTGTGCGAAGTTTGCTACGCGCTGAACATCAACGAAGCCGAGTTGTCGTACTCGGGCACCCCTTGCAATACCGAGTCTGAAGTGCTTGCGTTGCTGAACAAGTTGGACGCCTTTTCGGGCGCAGGCAAGGCGGCTGAATTGTTTCCGTCTCTCGCTCTAAGGTGCCAAAACCCTCTAAGCGGCGATAGCTCTTGCCAAAAAGTGGTACGAGTAATTTAAGTCCCACCAAAAAACCTACAGCGAAAGGAACAGCGAATGGACGCCCTCTACACCCGCGACGGACAAACGGTTACTGGCGACATCGAAGGTCTTGATAGCCGCCCCTACATCATGGTTGCCAATCCTTGTGATCGGTGTCATGTGATTGATGGGCAGCGCATCTGGCTGATGGGGATCGAGAACGGTCGCCCCTACAGCCGCACCGGTTTTGATTGCTGGACTTGCGGCAACAGTGGAATCCGGGGCTTTCGTAAAGCTCGTTTGTTTACCGCGCAGCAACTGGCGCGGCTCACCAAATCGGCTGAGACTCGCGCAGCTAACCGCGCTGCCAAGGAGCTTGCCGAGCAGCAGCGGGCAGCAGCAGAGCGCCAAGCCAAGGAAGCGCAGTACCGCGCCGACAATGCCGAGTTCCTCGCGCAAATTGCCACGCTCTGCACCGGCAACGGCAGCGACTTCTGGGATCGTATGGCAGGCGACCTTCTGGCGGCTCTCAGAAGCCCGTCAGAGCGTCAAATCGAGTGCGTCAAGGGTGAGGTAGCCAAACGTGCCGCAAACGCCTCTAGCGCGTTCGTGGGAGCCGTGGGCGATAAGGTGACCCTGAGCCTGACCATCGAGCGAATCATCCGTCTCGACACCTTCTACGGCGTTAGCTGGATGACCATTGCCCGGACGCAAGACGGCAACGTGGTTGTCTACCGTGGGCAATCTGATCTGGGTCAGCAGGGTGAGCAGGTGACGATCAAGGCGACGATCAAGGAGCACACGTTCTGGCAGGGTGTCCAGCAGACGATCATCCTGCGCCCCAAGAAAGTGTAAAAAATGGAACGCTTAGGGTTTGCCCTAGTTGCAAGCCCTAAGCGTTGTGCTATAGTTCAGTCACGGTCAACATTCAGACCGGATCAGCGAAGGAAAGCGAAATGACCAAGATTACTGAGCAGTGCGGGGCAGTCTGGATAGCCAAGGAAACGGGCGCAGTGGGTGAGCGCGCCATTTGGGTGTTTCGGGTGTCTGGCAAATCGGTCGCAATGCCGAATGTCATTGGGTTCTACGCTGTCAGCATCAACGCTGCTGCCGCCGCCCTGTCCAACTGAGGAGAACGAAATGTTCAAGTTTGGAAACCCTGCTATCGCTTTTGTAAATCATTTGCAGGATGATGACCTGCTAGACATGATTGTCCGCATGGGGGCGCGGCCTCGCATCTACCTCCCTCAAACGATTCGTTATGCCTATGCCCAAGCGGTTCGGCGCGGCCTGTTGACGCGCAGCGAGGCTGACGCAGGCGTCGCAATCTGCGTGAAGATCAAAAGGTGAAAAAAGGAACGAGGGGCTTGCGCCCCTCAAGCATTGTGCTATGATTCTTCTACGGTCAACATTCAGACCGGATCAGCGAAAGGAACCTACCATGAGCCGCTACCAAATCTTCGCAAGTGAGTACGACTACAGCGCCGACGAGGCCGAAGACTCAGACGCAGCAATCGAGCGCGTCTGGGATGACGCCGAGCAGATGCTGGACGACATGACCCCCAACGAGATGCTCGACCACCTTGAGCATGAGTTCATGGACAGAGCGTTGAAGCAGTTCGACGCAATCATCACCAAGAACCGCATCGGCGAAGACTACGCTGCCGAGTTCGCCATGCAGCAGGCTCGTAACGACAAGGCTCTCAGGCACGAGATGATTCTTGAACTGGCAGAACGCCTCGTGGAAGACACTGTATGACCCCCAGAGAGATCGAAGCCCTCCATCAGAGGGTACGGCACTCCCAGCGTCTTGCGAGGCTCTGGGAGCTTGTAGGGTTCGCAAGCTTCATTGTCTTCGTCCTGATCATCCTATTCGTCTGAGGTCATCATGCTCATCAATGTCGATATGTACGCCCGTTCAATCAGCCCCGAGAAAGCTTTGCTCAGTCAGGTCATCCTGCTGGCAATCAACGATGCTTGCTTCAGCCCTGACCCCAAGGCAAGGCATGAAAACAAGGCTTTTGTCAGCAACGAATCCATCAGGATGCACACAAACACCTTTACGGCAATGAGGTTTTTATTCGACCGTTCTGTCTCAGGATTAGACGAGTATTCGGCATGGCTGGACTTTGATCCCAGTCAGTTCAGGCGTAAACTTACGGAAATGATGAAGAACGATGGCCCTAACATCATCAATGGCTATAGCTCAATGCAACGCAGATATTTCCGGATGAACAAGCGCATTTATGACGCGCTGGCTGAAGTTAATTCGAAGAACTTGGAAATCGAGGTATCAGACGACAACGATTGAAGTGAGCGCCCCGGAAACGGGGTCAAGACGTATGGGGATTGGTAATCGCCTTGAAACTCTGACGCCTTACCACTAGTCCAAGGGAGTCCCCAAGCGTGTTGACAAGCAGAAACAACGTCAGCACAATATAGGTGTTGGCGTGGAAGCTGACAGAAGCCGTCTAGCAAGACCCTGACCCCGAAAGGGGTGGCTCCAGATAAAACTGGGGTTCTTCCACCGGGGT